TGCACCTCCATGTATATTTTCTTCTTCATCTATTCCAGTAAAAACTACTTGAAAACTTAAACATCTATCTGGTATTGTATTGACTGCTATCGCTAGTCCATGTAAATATTCGCCATGATAATCTATGTGGTTATTTGTAAATTCTTTTCTTACCCAACATTTAAAATGGGGAATATTGCTTATTAAATATGACAGTTAGCACCTCCATCTGCGTCTTGCTTGTCTTAATCTTGAATTAGGGTTTTTAGCTGCTTTAGGAAACTTCTTCATTTGTCCTGCAGACCTAGCACAAAAACTCTTTCTTCTTGCTGCTCTTTTACCTGTTGGTTTTTTTTCAGTAACAGCAGTTTGTAATTTACTTCCAGGATTTTGTTTTCTATATTTAGCTACACCTTTAGCTGTAAGACCTGCACCTGATTTAGTAGGTCTTTTATGACCACCACCAATGGTCATACCTTTCATACCTTTGCCTTTTGTTTTTCTAGGCATTATTTGTATATTCTCTAGACTCTTCTTTTACTTGAGCTTCTATAGTTCCTTCTACTTGAGGTCCTTTTCTAGCTTTACCATAACCTTGTCCAGTTGGATGAGCACTTGTTACTTTACCAACAGATTGATTAATAGTTCTAGCATTTGCTCCTACTATTAAAGTTTTAGTTTTTATCTGCATTATTTACTCCTTTGTAATTTTAATATTTGTCCACCATATTGAGCAGCAACAAATTTATCACCTTGTTTTTTTAATACCCCTCTTTTAACTAGAATATCTTTTTTAGTTACTTTACCATCTCCTGTTACATCTGGAAAAGAACCTCCTCTAGCTCTTTTAATTTGTTTTCCTATTTTTGTTCTATTAATCATTATGGTGCTCCTTGTATAACTGGATTAGGTCCTCCTGCAGGACTTGTTGCTGATTGCATATCGTCTTGTCTTGTTCTTCTAGATTGATTACGTAAAGCATCTATTGAATTTTTATATTTACTTTCCCAATTAGGAAGTGTTTGAAAATCTTTTATAAAATATGTAGCTTCTACCATACATGCTGCAAAAAGAGCATTATAGCAAAACTCACTAAAATAGTTTGATGTTGTTACACTTGTTCCTGTAGCACTAGCTAAAGCTAAAGGTCTACGTGTAAATTGTATTTCACCTGATACTGCAGATGCAGGTGTTGGTACAATATAAATTTGTGTATTAGTTTTTCTTGAATAATATCTTGGTGTTCCTGTTGATGCACTAGCAAATGGAAAATAGTCTATTGCATATTCATAAGTTCTTTGTAATAAATTTACTTTTGAATTTGCAGGAACGTCTGTGGTTGAAACACTTGTGGTATAGTTTACATTTCTTACGACTAACGTATCAGCAGGTAAACTAACTACTGGGTCAGAAGCTGTAAATGAAAAAGTAGAGTAGTTATCTAAACCAGAATCATCTAGTTCTTTTACTATTCTACCTTCAGCTTTCTCTACAAAGTAAGGAATATGTTCCTCAAACTCTGATGAGTTATTTTCTATTGTATTTATTATATCTGTTTTAAGAAATGAATAATTAGGCACTATGTTATCCTGTTATTAAAGTAACACTACCTGCATCTGGTGTAGCTATACTTATTGTTCCACTACACAATACACCCATTTCTCCAAAGTACATATCTGATTCTGCACTTGCAGGAACTTCATAAGTTATTACTGTACCTGTTTGGTCTCCTATAGCTATTACTCCTGCTATAGTAGAATAAGAATGAACTCCTAATATTCTTGTTCTATCAGGAGTAGCAATAATATCTCCATCTCCTGCTCTTTTATTAACTGTTCTAATATTTGTTGCCATCTTTAATCCTTTTTAGTAGGGAGAATATTTTACTATCCTCCCTAATTATTAATGGTTAAGCACCTTGATTACCAAACCAACCTCTCCAGTCAGATACTCCAAAAGAATATCTTTCTCTGGCTTTAAATCTGAGGTTACCAGTATCAAAATCTGGTTCCATTTTGGTTTGTAAAGGTGTTCTATTAAACATCTTTGTACCATTAGGAACATCAGTTTTGAAAAAGTAAGCATTAGTATCAGTAAATCTTCTGTTAGTAAAATAACCACTTGGGAATACTCCTAAGTTTCTAACAGAGTTTATGTCATTATCTGCACTACCTACAATTCCTGGTGTATTTAATAATACATCAGCAGTAAACATTAAGTCTATTGGTACGTGTAAAGATACAGCAGACGAACCAATTAAGATTCCTCTATCATCTTTATACTTTTGAATTGCAATTACTGCAGACTCTAAACTAGCTTCTGATATTGCTGCTGCTGTACCTACATTACTTTGATTACCATCTCCAACAGTTGGATGTGCAGCATTAAATAAACTTACTCCATCTCCTTGTGCTGTGGTAAATCCTTCGTTATATAGCTTTGCAGCTTTTACTTGTTTAGTATTAGCCATTGCTCTGGCTAAACCTTTTGCTCTTAATTTAGCAAAAGTATCATAAAGGTTGTCTTCCATTGCTTCTTCTGTGATAGCAAAAGCTAAAGCGATAGTCTCGTTTGTATAACGAGCTGTAAAACTTTCGCCTGCATCATCATAAACAACAGCAGCACCTTCGTTTTTAGTTGGAGCAGTACCAAATCCTGTAAAGAGGACTTCCTCTTCAAAAGACCTATCTGAATTTTCTACTTCATATAGTGGTTCATGCTCATTATTAACTTCTCCATACTCCATTCCAAAGACAGCATTTAGTCCAGGAAGGAGTTCTTTGCTTATTGCAGCTCTATTTATTGGCATAACTTATCTCCTTTCCTAAGCTGATGAAACAGTTGCTGTTATATAATTATCCATATGTGAGTTAATTCTAACTTCATACCAAGGATATTGGTCAGTTACACCTGCTGATGCTCCTACACCTGTATCCCATGGTGCTCTTCTTATAACTCTCAAATGACTTGTTGCCTGTGTAGGACCAGAAGCATCTAAAACATAAGCACTTTGTCCAGTCTTATGACTTCCAGTTCCTAAAATATATGGTGCGTTTACCACACCAACACCTATTCCTGCAGAACCAGTTACTGTAGCATCTGCTTGAATAAAGAATGTTTGGTCAGGGTCACTTGCAATATGAATCTTAACGTCTGTAGCTGTGGTTCCACCTGTAAAACTTCTTGCGAACTTTTGTTCTCCACTAGCATTTACAAATTGTATTCCTTGAAATACTCCTGCACATTTAACTGTTACATTCGCAGGACAAGGTTTAATAGTACCTTGACTTTCTATCATAATAGGGTCGCCTGTGAATATATCTGAAGGTATCAATGCTGAAGCCACCTTTGGACTTGCAGGTGTCAAATCAATAGTACGTATACCAGTAGAGTTGGAACCAGAACCATTTTTCTTAGCGAGGGCTAACCCTCTTGGGGCATTTACACTTGCCATAGTTCAATCTCCTTTATTGTTAATATAGCAACAAAAGACTTACTTTTGAAAATTAGGTTGTCTACCTTTTGTTACTGTGGTTTTACTAGAATTAGAAATGGGCATACTAGAATTATTTCCTCTCATTAATTGGCTATTAACAGCTTGCATTAATTGGTCAGATTTATTTTTGTAAAACTCATTTCTACTTTGAAATAATCTGGTAGGTATTTTACCTAACGCAATATCTCCACGACAGACTGCTCCAGAATATCTTCCATTCATCTTCACGACTGATGTTTGTTCTATCTCAGGTACTTCTTTTACATCAACAAATTTCCAACCTTCTTGCATTTTTTTACCAATGTATTTAAAATCATCTTGACCTTTAAGAGTTATTCTTAACCATCCAAGAGTCATTCCTTCATCTTTGAAACGATTTATTACTGCTTCAGGTATGTATAAATTATCTTGTTCTTCAAATTGATAACTCATTTCTTCGTTAGTATTATTTTCTCTAAGTTCAGAACTACGTGTATTGATTCGTGTCATATTATTTACCTCCACGTTGCATGTTAATTGTTGTATACTCACCTTCAGCATTAGTTGCTTTCAGTTTTTCTTGAGCATACTGTTCAAGGGGTATATTCCATTTGTTAGCTAATCTTACATCTTCTTTTGAAAGTTTAACTTTCTTATTGGAACTAGGAGTGCTACGTGTACCTCCTGCAACCACTTGAGCAGGTGACGTTTCCTGCGTACGAATTTCCTCTTTTGGATATTTATGAGGAAATGATTCTTTTAGTCTACTATCTATTTCTTGATAATATTCATTTTCTGTTGGACTAAAACCTTCTTGTTTTAAATCTGCATCTATTGCTAGTGCAGCAGCAGTCATAACTTTATCTTGTCCAAACCACTCATTTTTACTTGCCCAATCTTGTGCCTTTGGGTCAGGAGTTGGTTGTTGATATTGTTGTTGAGGTTGTTGTAATTGTTGTTTAACCTCTGGCTGCTCTTTAAAATGTTCTTTTGTTGCACCTAATGATTTTAAATCATTTTGTGTTTCATTTAAATACTCTTGTGCTTTTAATATTTTAACACTATCACCTTCTTCGTGTGCTGTTTTATATGCACTTCTAGCAAGTTCTAATTTATCAGTTAATTGTTTTTCAGTTGCATCTAAATTTAATTTACTTAACTTACTAAAATCTGTATTTGTTTTTTGTAACTTATTTGTTAATTCTTCATTCTGTCTAATTAATTTAGCAACTTCATCTTCTCTATCTTTTCTTTGCTTAATTAATTGTCTAATTCTTTTTTCTGCACCTTTGGTATTAATACCATCTAATTCTTTAGGTTCTTCTTTTTTTACTTCAGGTTCTGGTGCTTGTGTTTCTTGTTTTACTTCTTCTTTTTTTGGTTCGTCTTTTTCTACTTCAAATTCTACTTTTTCTTTTTCTGGTTGTTCAGTTTGAACTTCACTCCACTCTTGCTCTTGCTGCATTTTATTTCCTTTCGTTGCTAACGACACATACGAGTTACGTTATAATTAATATTATACTATATTATTTTAAAGTGTGCAAGTATTATCATGCACTATATTTAGATAAATTAAAGGTTGGGTCTAATGTTTTAGGACTTTCTACCTTCATAATTATCTGGTCATCAAATAAAAGAATATACTTTATTCCTTTATATTGTATTTTTTGACCTGCATGTTTACCATAACATACATAGTCATTTAGTTCACACCAAGGTCCTTTTGGAAACTTTTCCATATCATGATAAGCTAAATCACCCATAGCAACAACTTGTCCTACTGTAGTAAGATAAGCC